TTCATGCCTACTATCGCTATGTTCTCGTTACGTCAGGATGGTTATAAACGTGCTTTACATTTTGCCAATCGCGATGATGCAGCGAAACAGGAAAAGAAAGTATTTTTAAAACGAGCAGTAGAAAAAGATCGGCATATTGTTTCTGTAGATGGTCACGCATTAGAAGCACGGTTTGCGGTTCAATGTATGGATGGTGTAGTTGATTGGGAACCGGTCGTATACGCATTCTGGAAAACCTATCATTGGACATTACATTACTTTCAAACTTCGGAAGTACTGGATTGGAAATGGTATTATCCCTATCCAGAAGCTCCATTAATGGAAACAATTGATGCTTATGATCATGTGTATAACTTTACATGGGAAAATCCAACACCAGACTATACCGTAGAAGACCAATTGCAATTTATTTTACCAACGTATAGTCTTCAAAAAGTAGGATTACCAAGTATACATCCTGATGAATTTTATGATGAAGAACGTGATAAACGGTATCCCTGGATGAAACGGTTTGTATGGGAATGTGAACCTTATATTTCGTTACCTTTTGAAGGACTAACTAAAACAGGCGAGCACGTCCTCCCACGATCTTAAATCCAACTTTGGGTGTAGGTGAATTAAATCGTATAATTGGTAAGGTAGATTCTGGTTTTTCTTCTACATTGTGTTCTATCCAAGAACGAGGAATGGTTACTCCATCATCGATAAGTGTAACTTCAAACTTTGTATCCAGTTTACTGAAGTATTCTATTTCAATCTTTTTCATTTCCAGTATCTTTTTTACCGCAACAACTCCAGAAATATCTTGTAGCGTTTTCCAGTATCGTAAAATATGATTTATATACGATACACGGTAATCTTCAGCACTACGCGTTTTAATATTGTTACGAAGAACATCAAGACATTCCGCGAGAGTGCTATATACCGGTTTTGATAATCGAGTATTTACGGCATTATGGGCACGAAACGCAAACATCGAAAGATTTTGACGAGAATCCAACATATTTGGAAACCGAACTCTGTAGTTTGCCAACATAGTGGTAAAATGCCCTTTACAATAGTTACAGGTGATGGTATCTCGGAACATATCTAACCACGAATTCATTAATTGTTTTTCACTGACGGTTGGATTTTCTGGATAAGACGTGCTTATAGAATGCAATGTCATCCAACCCAATGGACCCCAAACGGCTGTCATTACTTAATCTAAGGAAATCATCCCAGCTTCCATTCCGCCAGCTACAATTTCTCGTTTTAGTTGTTCGGGTGCTTTATCCGAAACAGGTATTCCGGCGGCTTTAAGAACTTTGTCCATCTTATCTTTGGGCATGGTTCGCACAGTTTTACGAATATGTTCACGTCGTTTTTCTGCACCGGTTTGAGTAAGAATACGTAATGTGGATTTTCGAACCGGAGGAGATTTCGCAGGATCACGCGTAGGTTCTATCTTATTTCGTTCAGTTTTTCCACCTTTACGTAATACGCCTCGAGGATAAGTTTTCATTGATTTTTTGTGTTTGGGCGCAGGCTTATGAACCGTTGGTTTATGCGAAGCACCAACTTTCACAATTCGAACATGATCGGACATCTCTTTATTAAAAAATGGATGACATTATTTACAGATAGAGCTTGCCTTATTATCATGGAATGGCAAGCAGTTCAATCTTATTTTGCAAACGGTGTTCGACGACTTGTTGATCATCAAGTGGATTCATATGAAGATTTTATTCGTAGCAAACTCCCTTTAATTATTCAATCAACTCCCCCTATCACGGTTTGGCATGAACAAGATCCAACTATTAAAAAATATAAATACGAATTCCGATTAAGTTTTGAAAAAGTAACCTATATGAAACCTCGTATTCAAGAAGCAACTGGACGAATTAAACCAATGTTACCCATGGAAGCCAGAGTTCGTAACTTTACGTATGCTGCGCAAATGTATGCAGATATTCGCTTTACAGCCAGAACGTATAAAGGAGAACAATATGAAACCTTTGATGAAGAATCTCGAGTCTTTGAAGGAATATCCCTTGGTAAGCTCCCTGTTATGCTTGGGTCTTCTCTCTGTTTACTCAAAGACTATCCCTTATCGTTGGAACAATACGGAGAATGTGCCCACGATCCATTGGGATACTTTATCATTCACGGTTCCGAGCGGACCATTCTCTGCCAAGAAAAGGTGGCAGACAATCGAATCATGGTATTTCAAGCGAAGAAATCTGCGTCTAAATACACCTACACCGTTGAAATGAAATCCTTATCGGAAACCTTTACGATGCCTCCGAAAAAACTTGAAATTCGTTTATCCTCAAAATTTAATGGATTTGGTTATCCGTTATTCGCCTGTGTTCCCCGTTTCCGTGAAGATATTCCTATTATGGTCTTCTTCCGTGCATTAGGAGTAACGACCGATGCCGAAGTAGCGCGATTAGTCTGGGGATCCGAAACCGATAAAAATGTTGAACTTCTGGCAGCATCGTTTCGCGACTGTGCCGAAATCGGTATCTTTACGCAAGATGATGCTATACGCTACTTAACAAACTTTCTTCAATACGGAACTACCCAAGAAGATAAATGCGCATATGTGAAACAATTACTTACAACCGAATACTTACCACATGTACGCTTTGCGGGCGAATCCGTTATGCCGTCAACCCATAATGCTCGAAAATGTATGTTAACCGCTTCCATGATTCGACGATTACTCTTAACCGATAAAGGGCAAATTCAACTCGATGACCGTGATGCGTATCCCAATAAACGGGTTGTTACCACCGGAGCATTATTAACCCATTTATTCCGACAACTCTTCCAAAAAGTCTGTAACGATACTCGTAACGAATTTGTTCAAGAAGTCAATAATGACGCGTGGAAAAAGAACCCCGATGGTCCTCGTCCGATGGAAATCTTAAATATTAACAATTTATACAAAATTCTAAAACTCAGCACAATTGAAGGTAAACTTAAACAAGCCTTAGCTACCGGAAACTTTACGGTGCAAGGATTAGGCACATCCAACTCTACATCCTTATCCAATGCCACTAAAGTAGGAGTTTCTCAAGTGTTAGCCCGTATGTCGTATACGAGCACATTAAGTCATCTTCGACGTATTCAAACTCCGGTAGAAAAATCAGGTAAACTCTTAGCTCCTCGTAAACTTCACGGAACATCCTGGGGATTTGTCTGTCCGGTAGAAACTCCAGAAGGTCATTCAGTGGGTATCGTCAAAACGATGAGTTTATTAACGAATGTAACCCAACATATTCCCAGTAATACAGTTCTTCACTTTCTTCAAGATTCGAAAGATATTGAATGGGTGCATAATCCCAAAGTATATTCGGGAACAGCCATTACGTTAAACGGAGTAATTGTCGGATATACTCAACAACCTCAAAAATTAGTCCAATCACTTCGAGAAGCAAAATACTCCTTTCGCTTACATCCACATTTATCGATCGCTTGGTATACACTCTTAAATATGATTATCATTGAAACCGACAGTGGACGATTAGTGCGACCGGTATTTCGAGTAGGAGCCGAATATCCACCGGCTGGTTCCGATTGGACAACATGGTTAAAAACCTGTATTGAATACATTGATGCTTCGGAAACCGAAACCTTACGTATTGCAACTTCAAAAGCAGAATGTACTCCAGAACATACCCATTATGAAATCCATCCCAGTATGTTGTTAGGGCATATGGCTTCTAGTATTCCCTTATCCGACCATAATCAATCTCCCCGTAATACCTACCAATCGGCGATGGGGAAACAATCGATGTGTATCTACGCCGGTAACTACGCCAAACGATTAGATAAAAATGGCTATATCTTATGCAGTTTAACCCGACCATTAGTCGAAACACGGTCGATGAATATTCTCAAAATGCACGAAATGCCTTACGGTATGAATGCGATTGTGGCGATTGCATGTTACGGAGGATACAATCAAGAGGATTCCATTATCATGAATCGTTCCGCCGTTAATCGTGGTTTATTCCGAGGGTTATACTACACGATGTACAAAGATGAAGAACACCGAAATGTAACCTCAGGACGGGAAGAAAAATTTATGAAACCTACAAAACACAATACTCGGAAATACAAAAATAGTTCCTATGCCGCAATTGGAGATAACGGTATTCCAATCATGAACGCTATGTTACAAGAAAATGATGTAGTCATTGGTAAAGTTGTCAATCTTCGTAATGATAGTGCCGGATATACCTATCGTGATGCATCTACAACCCATAAAAATACCGAACCCTGTCGTATCGATGGTGTTTGGCAAGACAAAAATTCCGATGGGTATCCCTTCATCAAAGTCCGAGTAGTATCTGAACGGGTTCCTCAAATCGGTGATAAATTCAGTTCACGACATGGGCAAAAAGGTACGGTAGGAATGTTACTCAATGAACACGATATGCCGTTCACAGCTTCTGGCCTTCGACCGGATTTAATTATGAATCCTCATGCTGTTCCTTCGCGTATGACAATAGCCCAATTAATGGAAAATATGTTTGGAAAAACGTGTGTCCAACGGGGAACCTTAGGAGACGGAACACCGTATAGTCATCTTAAAGTTGAAGAACTCAAACAACATATGCTTGATTTAGGAATGCATTCGTATGGTAACGAAATACTTTATAACGGACAAACTGGAGAAATGATGCAAGCCGAAATCTTTATGGGTCCAACCTTCTACCAACGTCTCAAACATATGGTGATTGATAAAAAACATAGTCGGGCTCGTGGTCCAATTGTATCCTTAACTCGTCAACCTTGTGAAGGTCGGGCTCGAGATGGAGGATTACGGGTAGGAGAAATGGAACGAGATTGTATGTTATGTCATGGCGCAGCAGCGTTTACAAAAGAACGGTTAATGGATGTATCCGATCCTTTTGAAACGGGTTTCTGCAAAACCTGTGGAACATTAGCGATAGTGAACGATAACGAAGGTATATATTCTTGTGGAACTTGTGGTAACAAAACAGATTTTATTCGGAAAACGATTCCGTATGCAATGAAACTATGGATGCAAGAATTGGAGGCGATGCATATCGTTCCTCGTCTTGAAATTGAATAGGAGGTAACTCAAGTTCGGGTTCAGAAACAGGTTCTGGCTCAATAGTAGGAATTTCTACTTCTGGAACTGTAACAGGTTCTGATTCAATAGTAGGAATTTCTACAATATGTATAACTTCTGGAACTGTAACAGGTTCTGGATTTTTGGGTGGTGGTTGAGAAACAGCTGCCATTTGAACTTGTTTACCGATGGTTCCTAAATATCCTAAACGTTTCATTTATACATTATTCGGTAACATATTTTCCAAATCATTATCAGACCGAGAAGGTTTGATGTTACTGGGAGGCATAGGTATGGTAAATATGCGGCGATAAGCAGTTCCTAAACCACAAAGGCAACATAAGATTAAACTACATATGGTTCCGGCTGCAAGAGCAGTATCTGTATCCATTCTTGGTTATATCAGTAACCTTTTCAGTAAGTTCTTTAAAAAATACGCGTAGGAAAACTTTTTTGCGCCGAGAATAGCCCCTAAAAAATAATATTACGGACTTATAAAAATGGGTGGTGGTCTCTTACAACTCGTCAGCTATGGTGCTCAAGACATCTATATCTCCGGTAATCCTCAAATTACCTTCTGGAAAGTGTTATACAAACGACACACAAACTTCGCTATGGAATCCATTGAAGTAACTTTCAATGGTCAAGCCGACTTCAATAAACGTGTTACTGCAGTTATCAATCGTAATGCCGATTTAATGTATCGCACTTACGTTCAAGTTGTATTACCTGCTGTTGATTTAACCAGTGGTGGTACCAACTTAAGTCGTTTCCGTTGGTTAAACTACATCGGTCACCGATTAATCAAAGTCGTTGAATTAGAAATTGGTGGTCAACGTATCGATCGTCAATATGGTGACTGGATGCAAATCTGGACCCAATTATCTCAAGATGCTGGTACTATTGCTGCCTTAGATGATATGATTGGTAACACCCACGATTTAGTCTTAATGAAAGATCGTAAAGGTTATGCCTTAGATGCTTCTTGTGCTGGTGCCGAATTAACCAACTCTTGTGCTCCTCGTTCTGGTACTCCTGCCAAAACTTTATACATCCCCTTACAATTTTGGTTCTGTCGTAATCCTGGTTTAAGTATTCCTTTAATCGCTTTACAATATCACGAAGTTCGTATCAACGTTGAATTTGAACAATGGATCAACTGTGTATACTATGAACAAACTGGTGCTACTGCTCCTTCAACTGCTATCCAAAGTTTAACGGCTGCTTCGTTATACATTGACTATATCTACTTAGATACTGAAGAACGTCGTCGTTTTGCTCAACAAACTCACGAATATTTAATTGAACAATTACAATTCACTGGTGCTGAATCCATCACTTCTTCCAGTAACAAAATTCAATTAAACTTCAACCACCCTGTAAAAGAATTAGTATGGGTTGTTCAACGAGACTCCTTCGTTGATTGTACTCCTGGTCAAAACTTCATTGCTGAAGTAAATGGTTGTCAACCATTCAACTATACTGATGACTTTACTACTGAAGGTATTGTTATGGATATCTTAGCTCGTGGTTCCTTAGGTAATGCGACGGCTACTGGTACCGTTCCTAGTACGGGTTCAGATGGTCCTTCTGGTCCTTACTTACCCGGTATTGGTATCTCTCAAGGTCCTAGTTTAAACGGTGCCTCTTGGTTAGATACTGGTGATAACCAAGGTGAAGAAGTCTTTGAAGCTACTACCAACTACTTATTAGCCAAAGTTATCTTAGACTCTGGTGTCAAATGTTCTGGTAAAAACCCTGTAGAAGTTGCTAAATTACAACTCAACGGTCAAGATCGTTTCACGGAACGTGAAGGTCGTTATTTCGATCGTGTTCAACCTTATCAACACCACACCCGAACTCCTGCTCCTGGTATCAACGTATACAGCTTCGCCTTAAAACCTGAAGAACATCAACCCAGTGGTACTTGTAACTTCAGTCGTATCGATAAAGCTACTTTACAATTAACCGTATCCGTTAACACTGTTCGTAACAGCCGAACTGCTCAAGTTCGTGTATACGCTGTTAACTACAACGTCTTACGTGTTATGTCTGGTATGGGTGGTTTAGCTTACTCCAACTAGAGTGGTTATTGGTGTTTGTATATATCTATTGCTGTATAGGATAATGTGATGTTGTTAATCTAACCATTCTTGTCAAATACAGCTTAATCTAAAAAAACAAAAATACAATAGTGG